GTCTCCACGGTTGACAACAGTTATCTCATAATCCTGGCCCATGAGCTTACTGGTGCGCTTCAACGCAACAGGGTCCACGGCGCCGGCCAGGCTGTCGTCTCCGCCATAAATGCCCAAATTTCTCCAGGCAGTGGCGGCATCACACTTAATTCCGTCTACAGTCGTATTACGCCACGCGCAGTAATCGATGAAAGCGGTTTCGACAGAATTAAAGTCTGAGGTTTCTTGGGAACCCGAACCACGTGTATAGCCCGAGTGGTATTGGCGGCCTTCTGTGGTATAGCCAACCAACCCAATTTGGGCATCCATAGTCTCATTGACCAAGGAATGATATTGAGGATGGAAAAATCTCAACATCAATATACGTTCGAGGATCCGTGCACGGCGCTTGACGTGCCCGTCAAAGCGTGATCCGTCGGCAAGGACGCAGTGTCTGGCGGACGATAAGATACCGCACACCCGCTCAGCACACTCTTTTGGCGTCATTCCGAAAGCATACCACTCTTGCTCCACCATGACTCCGTCATGGAATGCATACATGATGGTAGCGTAGTCAAGCTTTCGGGGCATCTGTGAAATATTTCGGGGATCGCTGGGTTTAACAGCGGTCTCCTTCTTCACAAACGCCTGGATCAACTCCCGGACGAATGCACCAGCGACACTCTGGTTGTCCAGGATTGACCTTTGAGACGGCCGGTCTTGTTTCTCTCGCACCTCGTCGTGCCCGACGGGGTGTCCGCGATGTTTCGTAGGGATGAGAAACTTCGCGAACTCGACCATATACCCGGCCAGCGAGGGTGGGATAGGCATTTCAACCTCCGCCTTGTCTTTGGAGATAAATGCTTCGACGCGCCCACTAATGCAGCGGTCATCAGTGGCCAAGCTTGACACATACGTGTAGCAAGGACCAATGAGGGGGCTGCCAAATGCCTTAAGCGGCATTTTAGCGTCATAGTCATGCTTGGAAAACCAAACGGGCACCAAGGCAGCCTCCGGTGCATAAACAACGGGAGGCGAATGCGGAACGCCAGCTCGGATGTAGCTAGCGATGATCGCCGCATGCCCAGGAGGTAGCCTATCCGTAGGCAACCCCAAAGGACTGGATGGCGCAATATTGCTAGCGACCATGGCGGGTGTTATAGGCACCTTCGCCGTAATGGCCACAGCATGCACAGCATCCAGCTGGGCAATGGGTAGGGTGACTGCAGTACGCTGTCCGATGACAGCGATACTCCTACTCATTCCTTCCTGTGTGACCACGTCGAGCACGACGTGGTTGCCTCGCACAGGCATCAAACGTTCTAATCGCCCGCCCTCCAAGACGAACGAAGTTGGAACAACGCTTGGCATCTCAAACTTCCCAATCAAGCTGAGAAGGATGAGGGTGTGGTTATCGTTCAATCGCTTTCGGTCGATATGATACGAAACGATGGTCTTATTGATAATGCCAACGTCCTCGCAAAGGAAGGTGTCTCCTTTGTAGTCCCACACATGATGTGCGTACAGGGCTCCTCCACTGACCCTATACTCCACCGACCCATCTTGCAGGAATCGGTAGGTGTACTCTCCCTCACTCTTCGCAGCGGCAGTCGGCTGAAACGTAGATATTAAGTACGTTCCAGGATGACGAGCTAAGAGAGTGGGCATGTCAATATAGTGATCTACATCGATCAAAACGGCAGCCTGTTCAGAACAGTCAAAGTGAAAATCTGCGGGTGGCACCGCAAGATCCTTCGCCCAATGGTATGAGCGATCACCCTGTCTGCCCTTCCTAATATCAGATAATGACATCTGAACATAGTATGGCTCCAACCCAAGAGTTTCAGCAGCCAGCGCGGCTGTTGAGCTACCAGAGTTACGGTCACGAGCAGACTTACCGTGAGTATGGTTCGTGTTTAAAGTTTGGCTTTCGACGATTGGCAAGTCGACAAAAACCTGGCGCTGTTGACTAGAACTGAGGCGACCCTCAGTTAAAGTTTTACTGATCAGTTTAGTGACCAGAGACGCGCCGATGGGCGACGTGGCTCGCCCGTAAACAATGGAGGTTACCCTCTTAAGAAGAAATGAGATAAGGATTAAAAATCCAATTTTCCTCACATTGTATCCCGGTACAGTTCCGAGCTTCGTCTTGATTGCAACAGTGCGACCAAGAACGACCATAAGGAAAGCGACAACAAGAGAGATAGCCTTGAAGTCGACCCTCCTCCTCTTCGGCTCAACGTCCAGCACACATATCGCCGGCTGGGGCTGAGGGGTAGTCGAAGAGGGAGTAGCTGCGTTACCAGAGTAGAAAGACTTAATAGTCTTCGTGGCG